CAGCTGCCGTTGAAACAAGGCAAAGAAGTCCATCTTCTGGATCCAACTCTAGTGAATCAGGCGTTAGCCAGTTTCTCGGAAGTGACGATGGAGAAGAACAACAAGAAGAAACTGATGGAAACGGACAAGCCAAAAGGCGTAGAACAGGAGAAAATTTCACCGAAAACTACGAGCGAGATGACGAAAACATCCCCTTCGGCAATCCAGCCAAAATCGACCTGTACGACGACAGTTACACAACAATCAGTCATGTCGGAAGAATCCATCAAGTTGGTACAACAAAGAGTAGAAGACCAAGAAAAGGAGTTGAAGAACCTAAGGGAACTGATCCAATCTTTGATGCCTACTACTGGAGCACCAACTGCCCAGAAGAAGTTGACAAAGTCTTCGAATATTACCAAGAAAGAGTAGTTCCTCCGGATCATGAGGAGCCTGCTTTTGAGAATGATCGTTTGTGGAATTTTGTTAATAATAAGTATTTTGTGTGTGAGGAGAGGTTTGAGGAGTTCTTTGTAAATGGTAGTGTAAATGAGGAAATTAAAATGGACGTGTTTAGACAGTTGTATGCTAGGGTGGATCCGAAGAAGAGTCCGGGTTCGCCTATGGTATTTGAAACCTCAACCAATGAAGGGTTGGATGATTATCTGGCGGAAATCAAAGAGGTAGTAGAGTATCGTGTCGCAAAAATGAGAGAAATCGGAAAGAATGTGTGGGAAAATCGATGTTTCAGTAGCACCGAAGAAGAACATGTGGTTAACGCCGTATCGTTGCTTCGCGCTGGAATTAAGGATCCCGTTTTGATTGGCTTTAAAGGTGAACCAAGGAAAGTAGGAAAGATGCCTCGAATCGTTGCTCAGGTATCGGTCATTGACAACCTGACTGAACGGTTCTTGTATGGCGATCACTTGGTTGAAGAACAAACACACACAAACATTCCGACTGCAACTCAGTTGGACATTGTCACTCCAGAGAGAACGGAGGAACGACGCCGAAAGTATGCTTCGAAGGGCAAACTAGCGTCTTCAGACATTCAGCATTGGGAGTATTCGAACACAGAGAATGATGCGTGGGTAGCTTGTTACAAATGCTTGATTTGTATGAACCTGATTGGCCGTAATCCGGACGGCACCTGGTACATTAAAGACGACAAGCACGAACAGGTGTATGCGCAAGTGGGTTTTCATTTCACGGTGATTCATCGTGTTGTGCAAACGCCAAACGGCAAGTTGTTGGTTGTTAGAGCCGGTCAGATGAGTTCAGGCCGTCTCAAGACGTTCTCCGACAACAGCATTGTTAGAGCTTTTCTTTCAGAAAACGTTAGTTTTGACCTCACCGGTCATTCTATCGATTTCGTTGAAACGGGTGGCGATGACTGTTTGGATTCGAATTTGTTTGAGGATGCAGCTCACGCATGGGCCGTGTACATTAGGTACGGTAAGAAAGTAACTGATTATCAGGAAGAAGATGGTATATACCATTTTTGTAGTACTGAGTTCAATCCCGATGGAAGTTTTCAAGAAAACATTGACAAAAGTGTCTATGCTATCCTATCCAGGAGGCAATTTAATCCCGAGGATCAAATGGCATTTAGTTTATGTTTTAAGCACCACTCAGCTTACCAGGAGAAGTTGAGCTTGATTGCGGAGTACATCAACGACGCCTCGGGTGCTGAGGCGAATAATTAGTTAATTAAGACCATGGTGAAGAAAGGCGGCAAGGTGTTGAAACCCAGCAAGAAGAAGGCTGGGGACAAGTCGAAGAGTACAACGACAGTAAAGAAAAGTGCTACGAAAAGTCCCTATGTGGGCAATTCTAATCAAACCGCTATGATGTTACACAGAGTGTGTGGTTTGACGGATCCATTTTGTGATCATGCAAAGGGTGCTCGTTATTTTGATAGTAACGGGACGCATTCTTTGGCATATCCTCAGAAACGAATGATTCCTTTGGCTACTAATGCAAATGGTGAGCTAGGTTTGCTTCTCGTTCCGAATTACAACAATCAGTGGTACCTCTTCGGGGCAACTGCTGCTGGTAATACGGCATACGCTGGAACTATGACAGCTGCACCCGTGTTAGGCAATACATTGAATTATAGAGTAGTTTCGTGGGGTTTCACAATCAAGCATGTGACGACTCCGTTGACCGCTAGTGGATTAATCTCTATTAGAGGGTTCGGGTCACAAGCTGGATCAAGCTACGCGAATGTGGATGGGCAGACTTTGAATGCTGAC